GTGGTGGCACGACCCACGTCCCGTCGGAAGCTGACGACAGCCTGCAGTCAGTCCAATACGCCAGCGTCCTCGACCTGCTTAGTGAAGGCGAGATCGACGGCATCGAAAACGGCGTACAGGGCATTTACCTAGACGGCACTCCTGTCCAAAGCAGCAGCGGCACCGACAACTTCACGGGTTACACCGTCGTTACCCGCACAGGCACGCAGGCGCAAAGCTACATTCCCAACACCAACGGCATTGAGTCAGAACAGGCGGTCAACGTCGAAATAACTGCAGCATCATCAGTCACGCGGCAGATCACTGACTCGGACGTGGATCGCGCCCGCATCACGGTGCAGTTGCCGGCGCTGCAGATCATCGAGGATGATGGCGACATTATCGGCCACAGCGTCAGCATCCGCTGCAATGTTCAATACAACGGCGGTGGTTACACGACCGTCTTCGAAGATACGATCAGCGGCAAGACAACCAACGCTTACCAGCGCGACTACATCATCTCGCTAAGTGGGACATTCCCAGTTGACATTCGACTGGAGCGCATCAGCCCGGATGAGTCCAGCGCCCGCCGGCAGAACCGCACTTTCTGGTTTAGCTATACCGAGATCATTGACGAAAAGTTCAGATACCCGAATAGCGCATTGGCGTTCTTGCGTTTTGACTCTCGTCAATTCCGCAACATCCCAGCCCGCAAGTATCTGGTGCGAGGCATCAAGGTTCAATTGCCCAGCAACGCCACGGTTGACACGACCACCTACCTCGGCCGCGTCACCTATGCCGGCGTCTGGGACGGCACCTTTGGTGCTGCCACTTGGACCAATGACCCGGCTTGGTGCCTGTGGGATCTGCTGACCAACACCCGCTATGGCGCTGGCATCCCATCCACCAGCCTCGACCGTTACGACTTCTACGCGATCAGCCAATACTGCAACGAGCTGGTCAGCAACGGACGCGGCGGCTTAGAGCCCCGGTTCAGTTGCAACGTTCTGATCAACAGCAGAGACGAGGTTTACAACGTCATCCAAGAGTTTGTTGCTCTGTTCCGTGGCATTGCTTACTACGGCGCCGGCGCGATGGTGGTGCTGCAGGACAAGCCTTCTGATCCGCAGTATCTGCTGACCCCGGCCAACGTGGTCGACGGGCTGTTCAACTACAGCGGCTCATCGCAGAAGGCACGGCACACCACGGCAACCGTCGCTTACCAGGACTACGACAACCTGGGCGAAGTGTCTTACGAGTACGTCGAGGATGCGTCAGCCGTTGCCAAGTACGGCATCATCAACAAGGACATCAAGGCAGTCGGCTGCTACTCGCAAGGGCAGGCACATCGCGCCGGCAAGTGGGCGCTGCTGTCCGAGCAAAACCTGACCGAGACCGTCACCTTTTCAGTGTCGATCGACTCGGGCATCGTGCTGCGGCCTGGCATGGTGATCGACGTGGCCGATCCGATGAAGGCCGGCAGCAGGCGCGGCGGCCGCATCGCAGCAGCAACAACGACAACGGTAACGCTTGATAACTCAACAGGTATCACTCTTGGCACATCACCGACAATCTCCGTTCTGATGCCAACAGGTTTGGTTGAAACGCGCACCATCAGCAGCCTGGTTGCCGGCGTGGTCACGGTCACGAGCGCGTTCAGCGAGGCACCTAACGCACAAAGCATCTGGATCATCCAAGATACCGGCCTGCAAACCCAGCAGTTCCGCGTCGTCAGCGTTGCCGAGGCCGAGGACGGCATCTACGGGGTGACTGCGCTGGCGTACAACAGCAGCATTTACGGCTCAATTGAATCGAACCTGAAGCTGCAAACGCGGGACATTACAAATCTGTCAGCCTTGCCGGAATCACCTACCGGCTTGACTGGGACAGAGCACTTATACGTTGACGGTCAAAACGTCCGCACTGCATTTGAACTCAGCTGGATTCCGCCGTTGCAGCGCGTCCAGTCGTATCGCGTCATCTATCGACTCAACAACAACAACTGGATTCAGCTGGAAACCAATTCCCCCAGCGTCCGCATCGAAGGTCTGGACGCCGGCACGCTTCAGGTCAAAGTGCAGGCGATCAACAGCATCGGCGGGGTCAGCAACCCAGCAATTGCATCGTTCTCGTTGTCAGGTAAAACCGCGCCGCCGGGCAACGTCCAGAACCTGACGATCGAGCCAATCAGCAGCAACAGCGCCCGCCTTCGTTGGGACGCAACTGTTGATTTGGATGTCCGCGTCGGCGGAAAGGTTCAGATCAGACACACCAACATCACCGACGGCACCGGCTCGTGGACCAACAGCGTTGACTTGATCCCGGCCGTGGCTGGCTACAACACGGAGGCCATCGTGCCTTTGGTGGAAGGCGAGATTCTGGTCAAGTTTGAAGACAGCGGCGGCAGGCACAGCGTCACTGAAGCCAGCGTCCTCGTTGACCTACCAAACGCGCTAGGCAATTTCCTGGTGCAAAGCCGCCGTGAAGACGCAGACGTTCCGCCCTTTCAAGGCAACAAGACAAATGTCTTTTACGACGAAGGCTACGACGCATTGGTGCTAGACGGCGATGAGTTCCTCGATGACGTGCCGGACTTCGATGCCATTGTTGCCATGGACTTCACCGGCAACATTCAACCATCTGGCACTTACGAGTTCGCCAATACCTTGGACCTTGGCGCGTCGTACTCCATCGACCTCAAACGTTTCTTTGTCACAACTGGTTTTTACCCCAGTGACCCGATCGACAGCCGCACTGGTCTGGTCGATTCCTGGGAAGACTTCGACGGCGCCGTCGTAGACAAAGTGAACGCTAAGCTGTACGTCCGCAAAACTCCTGACGATCCCGCTGGCACCCCAACGTGGTCCGCCTGGCAGGAGTTCGTCAATGGCACGTTCGGCGGTCGCGCTTTCCAGTTCAAGGCTGAACTGCTCAGCAACGACCCGGCGCAGAACATCCTTGTCGATCAGCTCGGCTACGAAGCCACCTTCCAACGGCGGTCCGAGCAGTCTGCGGTTGCCGTCAGCAGCGGCGCCGGCACAAAGTCGATCACTTTCGACAAGCCCTTCTTCACGGGCACTGCCTCCCTAGGTGGTGTTGACACCAGCCTTCCGAGCATCGGCATCGTCGCTCAAAACTTGGCAACAGGCGATTATGTCAACGTCTCGAACGTCAGCCGCACCGGCTTTGATGTCACCTTCCGCAATAGCGGAGGCACCGCAGTGAGCCGCGATTTTCTGTGGACAGCTGTCGGCTTCGGGCGCGGGAGTTAAAGTAGCAGTAAAACAGGCCGGTTCATGGCTCAGCACGACTACGTCATCGCCAACGGCACTGGTGCTGCTGTCCGCTCTGACCTGAACACGGCACTGGCGGCCATCGTCAGCTTAAACAGTGGCGCCACCGCGCCTTCCACGACCTATGCCTACATGCTGTGGGCGGACACCAGCGCAGGTCTGCTTAAAATCCGCAACGGCGCGAACAGCGCATGGGTCACGGTCGGCACCCTCGACACGGCAAACCTGGGGTTTCTGGCCACTGGCTCGACCTTTGCCGCCGCCTTGGGTAGCGCCAGCACTCCCGGCCTTACCTTCACCGGCGACCTAAATACCGGCATCTTCAGCCCAGGCAGTGATCGTGTCAGCATTGCCACTGGTGGTTCTGCGCGCATTGAAGCCGACGCATCCGGCCGGATTCTGATCGGCACTGCCAGCCCCCGAACCAATGTGCGCTTTGGCGCAAACAACGAAACTCCACTGATTCAGATTGAATCCGCCGTCGATGACTACACCGGCGCGGGGATGTCAATCATCAATAACTCCGCGTCTGGTTTTGCACCAAGCCTATGGATTGGCCGCAGCGGCAGCACAACCCTAGGTTCTAACACAATTTTCCCTGGCTCACCCGAAGCCATGGGGCACCTGTCGTTCGTAGCTAACGACGGCACCAACTTCATCCAAGCGGCCCGCATCACCGCTTCGATTGATGGAACTGTTGGAACCGGCGATATGCCGAGTTCGATGCAGTTCCTGACAACCCAGGACGGCGCCTCGACCCTGACCGAGGCAATGCGGATCAACCGCGAGCAGGAGCTGCTGATCGGTTACACATCAGACAACGGATCTTACAAGCTGCAGGTCAACAGCCAGATCTTTGCTACAAGCTCGACGATTGCAACATCAGACGCCAGGTACAAAGAAAACGTCGCCACCCTCAACGGCTGCTTTGATCTGGTCAAGTCGTTGCGTCCTGTCAGCTTCACGTGGAAGCCACAGCAACCAGTCACCAAGCTCGATGACAACGGCGATGAGATCCTGATCCGGGAGGCTCACAACTTCCCGAGCGGTGAGCAGGTCGGCTTCATCGCCCAAGAGATCCAAGAAGTCCTAGCGGACAAGCCTTGGCTCGGCAGCATCATCAAGGAGAACACCCGCCCGGCCATCACTGACGCCGATGGCACCGAGCTGGCACCTGAAGAGCAGTTCTACGGCATCGCAGAAGGCAACCTGATCGCAGTCCTGACAAGCGCTCTGCAGGAAACCATCGGCCGCGTCGAAGCCCTTGAGGCTACCTTGGCTAACATGACCTGAGAGGTGCATTGACATGGCTGTTCAACCCGGCACCTACAACATCTCGCTGCAGCGTCGGGCAGATTACAGCGTCCAGCTGCAGTTCAAGGACAGCACCAACACGCCCATCAACCTGACCAGCTGGACCGTCGCGGCACAGGTCTGGAACCAAGGTAGAACGACAAAGTACGCAGATTTTACGGTTGTTTACACAAACCGTTCAACTGGCACTGTAACAATTTCGCTGTCGGATACAGATACAGCGCTGTTTCCCAACGAGGCGTATTACGACGTACTGCTAACCAATCCCAGCGGCCTGAAGGAGTATTACCTGGAGGGCTTGGTGTACGTCTCTGAAGGGTACACCGCATGAACACTGTCTCCATCACAGAGCAGCCAGTCTCTGTTGTCATCACCAGCAACGGCAGTTCGACTGTCGTAGAAGCGCCCAGCACGACAGTGGTAACGGCCGTGACGGCCGGGCCACAGGGCCCCGCTGGGCCTAGCGGGCTTGTCGTAGACACAGCCGCTAAAGTGGACAAGAGCGTTGTCTATTACGACGCTGGAACGGCAACGTTCAAGGCCGACAACATCTGGACAGTGATCACGCTCACCGACGGCGGCAACTTCTAAGCCATGGCCAACACCATCCGCATCAAACGCCGCGCCGCTGGTGGCTCCACTGGAGCACCGGCAAGCCTGGCCAACGCTGAACTCGCCTACAACGAGTCCGATGCGGGTAACGGCGTACTGTATTACGGCTACGGCACTGGCGGCGTCGGCGGCACTGCTACCCAAGTCGTTGCGATCGGCGGCGATGGTGCATTTGTCAGCCTGAGCGCAAACCAGACGATCAGCGGCACCAAGACCATCACAGGCACGCTGGCACTTGGCAGCGCCACGCTGAGCGGTAACGCCACCTTCAGCAATGACCTGACGGTCACTGGCAACCTGACCGTCAACGGCACCACCACAACCGTCAACAGCACCACCGTTACGGTTGACGACAAGAACATCGAGCTGGGCAGTGTTGCCAGCCCTGACGACACCACTGCCGACGGTGGTGGCATCACGCTCAAAGGCGCAACCGACAAGACCTTCAACTGGGTCAACGCAACTGACAGTTGGACCTCCAGCGAACACATTGACCTAGCCAGCGCCAAGGAATACAAGATCGCCGGCACCAAGGTGCTGGACGCCACCAGCCTTGGAAGTGCTGTTGTCAGCTCCAGCTTGACCAGTGTCGGCACAATCACCAGCGGCACCTGGAACGGCACAACCATTGCGGTTGCAAATGGCGGCACCGGCCAAACCAGCTACACCGATGGCCAGCTGCTGATCGGCAATACGGCAACCGGCGGCCTCAGCAAAGCCACGCTGACCGCCGGCACCGGCATCACGATCACCAATGGCAACGGCTCGATCACGATCGATTCCAGCGGCACCACCTACACCGCTGGCAACGGTCTTGATCTGGTTGGCACTGAGTTCAGCCTTGACCTTAAAGCCAACGGCGGCCTGGTCATCGAGTCCACCGAGCTGGCACTGGATCTCGGCGCCAGCAGCATCACCGGCACCCTCGCAGTGGCTGATGGCGGCACTGGCGCTACGACACTGACCGGAATCATCAAGGGCAACGGCACCAGCGCATTTACAGCTGCCACGGCTGGCACTGACTATCTGGACCCGAATAGCACCATCGACGGCGGCACGTTCTAAACTGACTTGTCCGCCTACATAGGCACTGGGACAGCCACATGGCCAACACAATCCAGCTCAAGCGCTCTGCCGTAGCGGGGAAAATCCCTACGACAGGCGACCTTGCCTTAGGCGAGCTGGGCATGAACACCTACGACGGCGCTTTGTACATGAAGCGCGACGCAGGTACTGCTGAGGTGATTCGTGTCGCCTTCGGCAATCAGGACTATGGGCTGATCACTGGTGCCACCAGCGGATCCCTTGATTACGGAGCCTTGACCTGATGGCCACTCAAGTCCAAAGCCGCCGTGGCACCACGAGCGAGCACAGCACATTTACTGGTGCTGTCGGTGAGCTGACGGTCGACACCACCAAGGACACAGTGGTGGTGCATGACGGCAGCACCGCCGGCGGACACCCGCTGCTTAAGGAAAGCGCCATCGGCACCACGGTGCAGGCATACGACGCCGACACCGCCAAGCTGGACGTGGTGCAGACGTTCACGGCGGTTCAGACGCTGACAGATCCTGCGATTATCGGCGCGATCAAGGAGGACGTTTACACCATCACCGATGGCGCTGCGTTTGAGGTGGACCCCGGCAACGGCAGCATCCAGCTGATTACCCTTGGCGCCAGCCGCACACCAAAGGCCACCAACTTTGCCGCTGGTGAAGCCGTGACGCTGATGGTGGACGATGGCACCGCTTACACGCTGACCTGGACCGATGCGACCTGGGGTGGCTCTGGCGTGGTGTGGAAGACCAACGCGGGTGTGGCGCCTACGCTCAACACCACGGGCTACACCGTGATCACACTCTGGAAAGTCGGCACTCAGGTGTACGGCGCTCGCGTGGGGGATGCGTGATGTTTGGCAAGAAAGCACTGGCAGCTAGCGTTAGCGCGGCACCAAAAACCTACGTCGAGGACGTGTTTTCGACTTGGCTTTATAGCGGCAATGGTGGCTCGCAGACGATCACGAATGGGATTGATCTAAGCGGAAAAGGAGGGCTGGTTTGGATTAAAGGGCGCACGGGAAGTGCCGGCAACATTGAGCACGCACTATTTGACACCGCAAGGGGAGTTTCAAATGGATACATCAAAACTAACTCAGCAAATCCAGCAACGGGAACCAATGCTGTAAACTTTGCGTTTAATTCTAATGGTTTCAGTTTTAATAGCGATGGTTACATAATTAACGATAGTTCTCTTGCTAGCACCTACGCCTCTTGGACCTTCCGCAAGGCGGAGAAGTTCTTTGATGTGGTGACGTATACGGGAAACGGCAGCAACCGCACCATCAGCCACAACCTAGGCAGCGTTCCCGGCACGATTATCGTCAAGCGCACCGATACAACTGGCGACTGGCAGGTCTATCACCGCAGCCTAGCGAACACCGAATACCTTGTCCTGAACAGCACGGCAGCCAAAGCCACCGGCACCACTCGCTGGAACAGCACCACGCCCACCAGCACTGTCTTCAGCCTTGGCACTGATGCCACAGTCAATGCCAACGGCGGCACCTACGTCGCCTACCTGTTCGCGCACGACGCTGGTGGGTTCGGGGATGCTGGCAGTGATAGCGTTGTGAGCTGTGGAAGTTTTACGGCCGATGGCAGCGGAAATGCCACTGTCACTCTTGGGTGGGAACCACAGTGGTTTTTATTTAAAAGGACTAATAGTACCGGAGATTGGCGGATTTTAGATACAATGCGGGGCTGGACAGATTTAGGTTCAACAACATCTGGCGACAACATACTTGCCCCAAATTTATCGAACGCAGAAACAACAACTGGCAACTGGGGCAATCCAACGGCAACGGGCTTTTCTTTTAGTGGGACGTTTAATCCAAGCGACACCTACATCTACATCGCCATCCGCCGTGGGCCGATGAAGACGCCTACGGATGCGACGAAGGTGTTTGCACTTAGCACTGCGGCAGCAAATACAAGCATAACAACAGGCTTTCCAGCAGTTGATTTAGATTTTATGAGGCGGAAAGATGCCGTTACTCAATGGTGGTTTATTTCACGGCTTACAGGCAGTACGCGCGGTTTAGATAGCTCATCCACTGGAGCGGAGGCTGCGACACCGTATTCAGCCACTTATTTTGACAGAAGTGGATCATTTCTACAAAATGATATTATCAACCCCATTGTTTACTTACTGGCACGCGCCCCCGGCTTCTTTGATGTTGTGGCTTATACGGGGACGGGAAGTGCCAGGACTGTCGCGCATAATCTTGGCGTGGCGCCGGAGTTAATGATTATTAAGTCTAGAAATATAATGGCTGGATGGGGTGTTTACAACTCTTCAATCGGGGCCACTAATAATCTTGCACTTAATTTAACTGACGCCGCGACGCCATATGGAACCACAATGTTTAATTCAACCAATCCTACAAGTTCTATTTTTTCCGTAGGCACTAATGTCTGGACAAACCAAGGATTTCAACCTTACATCGCCTACCTCTTCGCCACCCTTGCCGGCATCTCCAAAGTTGGCAGCTACACCGGCACTGGCACCACGCTCAACGTTGACTGCGGCTTCACCAACGGCGCACGCTTTGTCCTGATCAAGCGCACCGACAGCACCGGCGACTGGTACGTCTGGGACACCGCACGCGGCATCGTTTCCGGTAACGATCCATTTCTGCTGATGAATTCCACCGCAGCAGAAAATACTAGCACCGACTACATCGACCCGCTGTCCTCTGGCTTCCAGATCAGCTCTACTGCCCCTGCCGCTATTAACGCAAACGGTGGCAGCTTCATCTTCCTCGCAATCGCTTAAACCTATGGAACTCCGCAACCGAGAAACAGGAGCTGTGATCACCGAATCGCAGTTCCGCAATGACAACCGCAACACCAGCTTCCCCCAACAGCTGACTGCCGAGATCATCGACAGCTTCGGCTACGACCCGGTGCTAGAAGGTCCTCAGGCCACCACAGTGCCGCCTTACCAGTACAGCCAGCGTGATGGCGTGGTCGAGGTGAATGGCCAGTGGTTCACCCACTACATCGCCGCCGAGCCAGATGAGGAAGGCAAGGCCCAGATGGATGCCGACCGGGCCAGGGCCGTCCGCACCGACCGCAACCAGCGCCTTGCTGACTGCGACTGGACCCAGCTACCTGACGCCCCTGTCGATGCTCAAGTCTGGGCCGCTTATCGCCGGGAGCTGCGCGACGTGACTGCTCAGGCTGGGTTTCCATGGGACGTGCAGTGGCCTGAAGAGCCTTAGACCTACTCCCTAATCACCTCCTAATTTTCTCCTAATTAGGAGGTGCCCAGTCATTCCCACTTGTATGTCCAAGCTCTCTTCCGCTGCTCAAGCCGTTCTAGACGCCTGTGGCTGCGGTGCTCCCGATTCTCAGTTTCAACTTGTAGCGCGAGGTTTTGCTGCTGCAACCCTTAGAGCTGTTGCTGATCAGGTAGTACCCGCAAACGGATCGCGCAAGAACAACGAGATTCGCGCCGAAATACTCGCCATTGCTGACGAGCTTGGGGCCCAGTAGTCACCTTCACTAATCCATGGCCGTCCGCAGCAAACAAGGCACCGCACGCGTCGAGCATCAGGCCGGTCCGCCCAAGACCACCTCGATTGGGCAGGGAGCCCGATCGCGGCCTCGACGCCGAGGTCGCAAGAAGCTGAGAGGGCAGGGTCGGTAGACTGACTGCTGCCATCGCTGCCTGCCATGGACGCGCAAACTGGATTTTGGCGCTCCGTTCGGCAGGAGGCGCTGGCTGGACTGATTGTGATTGGAGCTGGCGCCACCATGGGCGGCATCGGCTATCTGGTTTACACGGTGCCATCACGGCTGGACGACCTACTGCAAAGCCAGGCTCGATTTGAAAAGCAAATTACAGCGCTTGAAGACAGGGTGGACGATCAGGGTCAACGCATTCTAAAGCTAGAACTTAGCCGTTAAGCCACAGGTCTAAAGCGTCTTCCGCATCTTGGGTCCAAAAATCTTGGGCCCTAAACCATTCTCTCCATTCTGACAGCGATCCTTTTCTGGTATTGCACGAGTAGCAGCATGCCACCAGATTAGATCGAACCGTTTCGCCGCCCTTGGATCGTGGCACAATGTGATCAAGGGTTCCAGAGCGACCAAGCGGCTCTTTGCAGTAAGCGCACTGATTGTTCCAAAAATTTAAGACATGTTGCTTGTACCGAGCCTTTTTAGCCCTTGTATCAAAAAAATTTATTTCATCGCCCGGTTGAACCATCGCTGGGCCGCAGTGGATTCAATGTAGCCAGCGCAACCAGGTCAACCGGCTACGATAGAAGTACCACAACACGGTAGCAATCGTGGATTTTCTGAACCATCCAGCTTTCTGGGTCTGTGTCGCTGCCGCCAGCGAACTGATTGCATTGTCGCCTCTCAAAAGCAACAGCATTCTTCAATTGGTGTTTCAAATCCTGAATCTGCTGAAGGCAAAAAAGCGCTAGAGATCGGTTGGCGCCGGTGGTGGTTCGAGCTGACCCTGCCGGCCAAGATCGATCAAGCCGAAGCAAACTGGCATGCGGCCCAGCCAGCCGAGCCGGCGCCGGTGATCACGCATGAGCCGGTAGACGATGAGCTGCAGACCGGTGAGAGTCGGCTGCTGGGTGGTCCCATGAGCATCAAATCACCATGGTCAAGCTGAGCGATCTGTTCCGGTACTACAAGCATGGGACGCCACACCAAATGGCGGCCATTTCTGAATTAGAAGCAGAGCTGTTAAAGGTTGCGCCTGAAATCTTTAATAAGGATCAGCCGTGGTACAAGACATGGCAGCAGGGCGGCAAGCTGCATGATTACGGTTCTGCAGCAAAACTTATCAAAGAATTCGAGGGTTGCCATCTCTCGGCCTATCCAGATCCGCTCAGCGGCGGCGATCCCTGGACCATCGGCTATGGCACCACTAGGTACAGCGACGGCCGCAAGGTGCAGCGCGGTGACAAGATCACCGTGATTGATGCCGATCAGCTACTGGCGCTTGAAGTGGAGCGCATCGCCGCAAAACTGCGCAACACCGTGCCGTTTTGGAATGAGATGACGGGCAACAAGCAATGCGCTTTGATCTCCTTTGCCTACAACCTCGGCGCGGGCTTTTACGGCAGCACTGGTTTTGAAACCATCAGCAAATGCCTTGTCGGCAAGGACTGG